AAAACTCCATTCGTAAGTGATTGGGAAGCAGCACAAATGGGATATTCAGCATTTGAAAAAATGCCACCTAAGTTTTCAGACTTTTTAATTGGGCATATTTCAGCAGAAATTGCACAAAAAACCGAACAAAATATTTGGCAAGGAGTGAATGCTACTGCTGGAGAATTTGACGGTTTGATTACTTTGGCTGCTGCTGATGGAGACACAAGTAAAATTACAGGAACTACTGTAACAAGTACAAATGTGGTTGCTGAAATGGCGAAAATGGTAGACGCTTGTCCTTCTGCTCTTTACGGAAAGGATGATTTGAAACTTTATGTTTCTCAAAATATTGCTCAAGCATATATTAGAGCATTGGGTGGATTTGCAAATGTAACGCCAGGTTATGATAGCAAATCTCAAATGTGGTACAGTAATCAAGCATTATCTTTTGACGGAATACAAGTATTCTTGGCAGAAGGTATGGCTGACGATACTATGTTATTAGCTCAAAAATCTAATCTATACTTTGGAACTGGATTGGTAAATGACTTAAATCTAATCAAAGTGCTAGACATGGCAGATTTGGATGGAAGTCAAAATGCTAGATTTATTGCAAGATTTACAGCTGCAGTTCAATACGGTATCTCAAGTGATATTGTAGTATACTGTGGAACTTGCTAAAGTAAGCAGATTTTAATATAAGGGTGGGATAGGAATAATCCTACCTTACCCTTTTTTTTAACATTTTAAATTAAAAAAATTATGGCTTGTCTATTAACAACAGGAAGAAAGGTCCCTTGTAAAAAAGGATTCGGAGGTATTAAGACAGTATACATGGCAGATTTTCCTGTCGTTGCAACAATAAATGCTGACCAAACGATAGATGCTTTTACTGATGGACCAACTTGGTATCAATGGGATGTGAAAGGAAATTCATCGCTTGAAACAGCAGTTACAAGTTCTAGGGAAAACGGAACAACTTTTTATACTCAAACTCTTAATCTTACACTAACATATCTTGATAATGCTACTAAAAATGAATTACAACTTATTGCTCACGCAAGACCTGTGGTTGTTGTAGAAGATTATTATGGTAATCAACTATTATGTGGATATGAAAATGGCTGTGAAGTTACTGGAGGAACAATAGTGACTGGTGCGGCAGCAGGAGATTTAACAGGATTTACATTAGTATTTGAGGGCATTGAAGAAACTGCTCCTTATTTTATAGATACTGGAGTATTATCTGCTAATGCAACTCAAATTGACCCAGCTTAATATTAATCATTAATATTAATTTTATAAAGAAGCACTCTTTTTAAGGGTGCTTTTTTTATTATACAAATTAACTTTGATTATTCGTTATATATAAAATGATAGTTTTAACAACCGATGCTAGTCAAACTTTAACGATTATACCTAGAGAATATTTAGGAAGTTTTACAGTTGATATTAGAGATACAAGTTTAAATACTGTATTTAATTATTTTGAAGATACCACCACTACAAGTGGAGATTATTTAACTTTTACAGGAAACTATATTGATGATGAAGATGATTCTATTTTTATAGAAGGCAGATTTTATGATTTGGATTTATATGCTGATTATAATTATTGGGATACAAATTTGAGTTTATGGGAAACTTATGACGAAGATTGGCAAACAGATTCTGATAAAAAATCAAGAGTTTATAAAGACAGAATTTTTTGTACAGACCAAGATATTGACCAAGAAGATTCTGATTATTATGATTTAAATAAGAATCAATATGTAACAAATGATTCTTTCAATAATGAGTATATTGTAGTATGAAAAAAAGAAATAAAATAGGACAATTTATGAAAAAAACAAATCCAGAAATTAGTTTTGTTAATTTAAGTACTTATACAAGTCCAGAAGTTAAGGAAATTAATCATAGGGAATGGGTAGAATATGGAGCAGATAATAATTATTTTCAATATTTAATTGACAGATATAATGGAAGTCCAACAAACAATGCTGCCATTAATGGAATATCACAACAAATTTATGGAAAGGGATTAAATGCTACAGATGCTTCAAGTAAACCAAACGAGTATGCTCAAATGGTTACTTTATTAAATAAAGATACAGTACGAAAACTTTGTTATGATTTGAAACTTATGGGCCAATGTGCTATTCAAATAATTTATACTAAAAAGCAAACTAAAATTGCACAAATAGAACATTTTCCTATTGAAACATTAAGGGCAGAAAAAGCAAATGACGATGGGAAAGTTCCAGCATATTATTATTTTAAAGATTGGTCTAAAATTAATCCCAATGATAAACCTTTAAGAATACCAGCTTTTGGTATGAGTAATGAATCAATAGAAATAATGTATATTCAACCATATAAAGCAGGATTTTATTATTATAGTCCAGTTGATTATCAAGGTGGACTACAATACTGTGAATTGGAGGAAGAAATATCTAATTATCATTTAAACAATATAATGAATGGATTATCACCTAGTATGCTTATTAATTTTAACAATGGGATTCCTAATCAAGAAGAAAGAAGATTAATTGAAAATAAAATTGCTGAAAAATTTAGTGGAAGTTCAAACGCTGGCAAGTTTATTCTTGCATTTAACGATACAAAAGAAGCACAGGCAGAAATTACTCCAGTACAGTTAAGTGATGCACACCAGCAATATCAATTTTTAAGTGAGGAAAGTACTAAGAAAATTATGTTGGCTCACAGGGTTGTAAGTCCTATGTTATTAGGAATTAAGGACCAAACAGGTTTGGGAAATAATGCAGACGAAATTAAGACAGCTTCTTTGCTTATGGACAATACTGTTATAAGGCCTTTTCAGGAACTTTTAATTGATTCCTTTGACCAACTACTAGCTCTTAATAATATTGCTTTAAATCTATACTTTATAACCTTACAACCACTAGAGTTTACTGATGTCGACCCTGAAATTCAAGATGAGGAAGAAATTGAGGAAGAAACAGGCATAAAACAAGATGATAAACAAGAACTTTCAGTTGAAGAAAGTGATAAAATTGTAGGTTCACTCAAAATAAGTGGTCATAAATTATCAGATGATTATGAATTTGTTGCTGAAATGGATGAAAATGATGAAATAAGTAGTGAAGATTTTGCTGATTATCTTATTCAAGAAAATCCTAGTACATTATCTAAGATACGAAAACTTGTTGGATTAAAAGATGCAACAGAGAATAATGTTGGAAGTCTTAGAGACGGAAGTGCATTTAGTTATTTGGATTCTAAAAATGGGTTATATAAAATACGTTATAAATATGCAAGAGGTATGAAAAAAACAGGTAAATCACGAGCATTTTGTAGTGAAATGATGAGGCTGTCAGATGGTGGGTTGGTGTGGAGGATTGAAGATATTGACAATGCAAGTTATGGAAAATTAGAAAAAGGAAAAAGACAGGCTGCAGAAACTAATGTGGAATTTAGACATCGACCTGATTTACCTTATGATATTTTTACTCTTAAAGGTGGAATTTATTGTCAACATAAATGGGTACGACTTTTATATAGATTAAGAAAAAGAACAAAAATAAAAAGTGAAAATTTAAATGATTATATGGTCGCTAGAAATAAAAATGAGATTCCTAAATATATGATTAATAAAAAACCAAAAGGAACTGAAAAAAGTGAAATACCAACTGATAAACAATTACCAGGAAGGGGAGCATATCCTAAATAGAAAATTATGGCTACATCATTATTTATAAATAGAACTGACTTAGTACGAAATTCCATAATGGATGGTAATATTGATACAGATAAATTTATTCAATTCGTTAAACTGGCTCAAGAAATACATATACAAAACTACCTCGGGAGCGAGTTATATAATCAGATTGGAACTATGATTGGTGATGGTACTATTGATGATGTGGCTAATGCTAAATTTAAAACATTGTTAAATGATTATATCGCACCTATGCTTATTTGGTTTGCTCAAGTGGATTACATTCCTTTTGCTGCCTATCAAATTAAAAACGGAGGTGTATTTAAGCACACTTCAGAAACTGCTGAAACAGTTAGTAAAAGTGAAATTGATTATTTAGTA